AAAAACAGATATTATTCGCACCGGGAACGCACTGGGCATGGATTACAGCAACACCAGCAGTTGTTACGATCCTGCAGACTCAGGTCAGCCATGTGGTCAGTGTGATCCATGCTTGCTGAGAATCAAGTGCTTCGCAGAACTAGGGTTAGAAGATCCTCTTTTAGCAAAATGGAATATGTGTTGATATTTAAAAATCATTGATACATAATTCGAGTGTAATCCAATCGGTAGAGATAAGGGACTTAAAATCCCTAAAGTGTGGGTTCGAATCCCACCACTCGTACCAAACACAACATCCCCGGCTCAGTTGGTAGAGCAGCGGACTGAAAATCCGCGTGTCGGTGGTTCAATTCCATCTGGGGGTACCAAACACTGCATACTTGCATCTGGAAGATGGGCGAGATATCGTCAGCAGTTCGATTCTGCTACTAGCAATGAGGTGCAAATCCTCAAAGTATGCACTAAAAACTTTCTCGGTGTAGCGCAGTTTGGTAGCGCATCTGCTTTATATAAATAGAATATAAAGGAGAACGATATGATCTGCCAACACTGTAATAAAGAATGTAAAAATGCAAATTCTCATAGAAATCATGAGAGAACCTGTCCAAAAAATTCTAATCGAAATTATAAAAATGGGATGACAGGAAAAACTCCATGGAATAAAGGGCTAGATAAAACAGACCCTAGAGTTTTGAAGTGTGCAGAAGGTGCATCACGAGCATTGAAAGGCAGGGCTTCTTCTGTTGTTTGGACAGAAGAGATGCGTAAGGCTAAATCAGATTGGAAAAAACAACTACACATTGACCGACCAGAACTACATCCTAATAGATTACTAGCTGGTAATAAAAAGAAATGGACATATCCAGAAAAAGTTGCAGGAGACTGGCTAGAGAGAAATAACATCTCCTTTGAGAGAAATAAAAAAGTCGACGTATATTACCCTGACTTTATTGTAGGAAATAAAATAATTGAAATAGACGGAGAACGCTGGCACAATGAAGAAAAGGATAAAGTAAGAGATGAAGTCTTAACAAATCTTGGCTTTACGATTTTTAGAATAAAATCAAAAGATCGTATAGAAAAAAGATTAGAAGAAATATTCGGAGTATAGGACAACCTAGTTCGTACTATCCGTTCTAAAAAAACAAAAGGTCGGGAGTTCGAGTCTCTCCACCGAGACCAAATAAAATATGGGTGAGTTGATGCTCATGCGGATGTCGTATAATGGTAATACCTCAGCCTTCCAAGCTGAAGCCGTGGGTTCGATTCCCATCATCCGCTCCATTTATATAGTTAACAAGCAAGGAATTTAGCATGAACGATGAAACCACAAAAGAAATTCTTCTGATCACACAAGAAGAATGTGCTGAAATAATTCAAGCAATCTCCAAGTCTTTTCGATTTGGTATTGACACTGTTTACAAAGGTGTGAGTAACCGAGCGCATTTGGAAGAAGAAATTGGAGATTTTTTGTGCATGCTTGATTTGTTAATTGACAATGGCATAGTTAATGAAGATGCTGTGATCTCAGCAAAAAATCAAAAATTAAATAAACTACTCACGTGGTCAAATATTTTTAAGAAATAATGGGGAATGGGACTGCTAGGGGTGGTCGCCTGCTTTGCACGCAGGTATTGTCGAAAGGCACAGATCGGTTCGAATCCGATATTCTCCACCAAATTTCTGGGAGTAGTATAATGGCAGTACGACGGTCTCCAAAACCGCAGGCTGAGGTTCGATTCCTTGCTCCCGGGCCAAACGATGGTGTCGTTGGTGTAGTGGTTTGCACGCTGTGTTGTGACCGCAGAAGCATGAGTTCAATCCTCATATGACACCCCAAATTGGAATGGTCCCATAATGGTATTGGAGCGGTTTGCTAAACCGTCGGACGAAGTGATTCGTCTTCTGGGTTCGAGTCCCAGTCATTCCGCCAATTTTTTGAGAAAAATAGATATTGGATCCTGTTCCCTACGGCGGTCTGTAAAACCGTTGCCATAAACATGTTAGGGCGGCTGGCGATTAGGTTCAACTCCTTCAGGATCCACCAAACCATGCCTCGTTAGTTTAATGATAGAACTCCACCTTTACACGGTGGTTGCGGCAGTTTGATTCTGTCACGAGGTACCAAATAGCAAGAACCGTGGAGCGGCTGGCGTGGCTAACAGTCTTTCAAACTGTTTAGATGGGATCGAAACCCATACGGTTCGCCATTTTGATTCTGTTTAGCTCAGTAAAAGCTAAATAATGCATGAATTATAAAAAACATTATGATTTGTTGATTTCGCGTGCTAAAACACGAACGATAACAGGATATAAAGAAAGACATCATATAATACCGCGTTGTCTTGGTGGTTCTGATGAGGCTACAAATTTAGTAGATCTTCTTCCAGAAGAGCATTATGTAGCACATCAATTATTGGTAAAAATATATCCAAACTGTTCTCCTTTAATAAAAGCCGCTGCAATGATGTGTATAAACTCATTGACTCAGCAGCGCAATAGTAATAAAATGTATGGGTGGTTGAGGAAAAGATTAGCTGATGTGATGAAACAATCACAGCAAGGATCAGGTAATTCCCAGTTCGGCACTGTTTGGATTGCGAATCTTTCTACAAAAGAATGTAAAAAAGTTAATAGAGATTTATTAGAACAATACCTAAATGAAGGATGGATTAAAAAAAGGATAATAAACTGGGAAACTACACCTAAAACTAAAACGTGTCCTAGTTGCCAAACTATTTTCTTTGGAAAAGGAAACACCTGCTCGATAAGTTGCGGTAACAAACTTCACTATGAAAAAAATAAAGATTCTTTTCCTTTCTTGAAAGGTCATTTAGAAAGTATAATTGAAAATCATAATAAAGGTATGAGTATATACAAATGTCTAATTGAAGCTGGATTGAGTGGTACAGGTAATAATCACACCAAATTAAAAAACATTTTAAAAAATCTATAAACAACAAGTGGAAGTAAATCGATTGGAGCAGATACTTGGCTTTGACCCAAGGTGAGCGGGTTCGATTCCCGCACTTCCTGCCACTTATTATAAGGAGATTAATCATGTTAGCATTTTTAGTGTGTTTTTATTGTGCCATTGCAGATCGAGTTCGTGGAGGATTCCCTAGTGATAGATTTTGGAAAATTAAACCGTGGTGGAAGCCACCGCTTCGTTCGTTTATTTGGTATGTTTCTGGTGGTGTTCTCGCCGCTTGTATTCTTAATCCACATGATATTAAAACTTTTTTAATTTGTGTGATTGCATCTATTCTTTTTGCATTGGGCGAACGACAGAACATGGGTGTGATTGGCTGGCTATACCCCGCCAGTCAAAAACAATTCCAGGGTTGGATTCAACAATTTCGAATCGGTGCAGTATGGACATTGATTGTCTCGCCGCTTTACTTTGTTGACGAACGACTTGTTGTTCTTATTCCGGCTTGTTTCTTTGGTCCTGTCTTAGGTGCGCTATTCGCACGATTCTTGTGGGTAAAATTGCCACCTATTTATTTGGAACTTGATGGGCAGTGGGCCTGGACTGAATTTTATCGTGGACTGTTTATGGCTCTAATAGCCATCGTTTTTCACTATTATCTAACTTAGGAGACTGAAACATGAACAAGTCAATTATATTTCGTAACAGACTCAACGGTGATAAAGTTGTCTGTGATGATGTAAAGAAAGACACCAAATATATTGATGGTGTTGAATATTATTTTGTGCATGAGCTTGATAATGCGCGACGATTTCTGATGCGCAAAGAGGCACTTGAAAAAGTAAGCAAGTAGCTGAAGTTAAATTTGATCAAATCTCCCCGAGCCCGACATCGGTCTTCTAAACCGATCCTTAGAGTTGGGTGGACGGCATGAGGTTCGATTCCTCACGGGGGGACCAATTCGCGTGTTGCATCGGAGTATAATTCAAAGGTAGAATAATCGGCTTTTAACCGATCCATCGGGGTTCAAGTCCCTGTGCTCCGACCATATCGACGGCTGGATGGCAGAGCGATTATGCAGCGGCCTGCAAAGCCGTGTAGACTGGTTTGACTCCAGTTCCAGCTTCCAAATGCTTTTTTCAGTAATGCTGTCATACAGTGATATATAATTATCATGAGTAAACCAAATATATTATTAATCGGAGACAACTGTGTTGACATCTATCAATACGGTCTAGTAGACAGAATCAGTCCAGAAGCACCAGTGCCAGTTTTTCGTTATCTAGATGAAGAAAGCAGACCCGGCATGGCAGCCAATGTCAAACTAAATTTAGAAGCATTGGGCATGTATGTAAAATTCATTAGTCGAGGAACAAGCAGAAAAACTCGGTTAATAGACAGACGCAGCGGCCAACATATTGTTAGAATTGACGAAGATGCTAATTCAGAGTCGTTGAAAATCCAAGACCTACCAACTCTTTATTTTGATGCAATCGTGATCAGCGACTACAACAAAGGTACGGTCAGTTATGAATTGATAGAGCATATACGACGAGAATATGCAGGGCCGATATTTGTTGACACCAAGAAAACAGACCTAGCTAGATTAGAAGGTTGCATGGTTAAAATTAATGCCAGAGAATTTGCAGCAGCGAAAACATACGCGACGGACATGATTGTTACGCATGGCGATCAAGGTGCTAAATTCAGAGATATGATTTGGCATGCGCCACAAATTCAAGTTGTGGATGTCACCGGCGCTGGTGATACATTCTTGTCAGCGTTAGTCTATGATTATTTGCTGAATCATGATCTGGAAAAAGCAATACCGTTTGCTATTCACGCTTCTGCAGTAACGGTACAGCATATCGGAGTATACGCTCCGACACTAGCAGAGATCGGTGGCTGACATGACTGATACAATTCTTCGTTATTGTGGACGCCACTTAATATTAGATATATGGACTGAAATTGGTTTAGAAGTTTTGGGAGATCTAGACAAGATCCAAGAACAATTTATTGCAGCAGCAGAATATGCTGGAGCAACAGTGTTGAATCATCAATGGCATCATTTTGGAGCTGGCAACGGCATCACTGGTGTTGTCATGCTGGCAGAATCGCATATGAGCATTCACACCTGGCCTGAACATGGTTTTGCAGCCATTGATGTGTTTATGTGCGGGGATTGTGACCCTAAAAAAACACTGAAGTTTATGCGAGAACTGTTTCAGCCACGTAGTTATAGTATCAATGAAATAACTCGAGGTTTGCTACTAGAATAGTAATCTTATTTAATGCAGGTTCGAGTCTCGCTCAAGGCACCAACTAGATTTGTGTATAAATACATAATCATGAGAATTTCAGAAATAACAGAAGCCAGTGATCTAACAGTTCGTTCGGGCATAGGAATCAATGCTGCAAAGAAACAACAATTGGCTAAACCTGGCGCTGTAGAACTAGGTCATGGCGCTTTTGGTAGTGCATTTATTGAACCTGGTGATGTTGAAAAAGTCAAAAAGATTAGTAAGTTAGATGATAACAAATGGAACAGTGACGGTTATTTTGCATATATCGATGCAATACGTCGTCTTGCTAAACAAGCTAAAATGAATCCATATCTGCCGCAGATATACAATGTCAAAGCATTTGAAACAAAAAATAATAAACGATATTTAGAAGTTACAATGGAAAAATTGTATTCTTATAACAATCTCAATACTGAAGAAGTAATATCTGTACTGGAAAAAATAACTCAAACTCAGCTTGAACGTGAAAAATTCAAAAAAAAAGATTTGATTGATATAGTTGATGTTTTTATTCAAAATCCCCTTAAAACAAAAGTAAAAGTCAGAAACAGAACAATTGAAATCACAGATTCCAACTTTCAAAAAGCTGCTATCTTGATACACAGACTAACTCCTTACTTTGAACAAGATATTCATGATCAGAATATTATGTTTCGCCGCACTTCCGCTGGCGTTCAACTGGTACTCACTGATCCATTATCTTTTCGGGCGTAACATGAGATATAAAGAATTTTATAAGATATATAGATAACGTTCTAAATAATAGATATTAATCGATTTATGAACACTAATTCCACACAATCAAGCATTCAATTAGGAGTATTCAATGAAAATATATGAAGGTACCCAAGCTGTTAAAAATTTTAAATCAGCTTTGAAAGCGAAAACTGGCAGAATACCTGAGAAACATGAAGAGGGATATGTTAAAGTATCAGAAACCATTGAAAATGGTGCAATATTTCCCAGGGTATTACCTAAATTTTTCTTTGAGCCAAATGAACAAGTATTCACGATTGGTTCATGTTTTGCCCGAGAAATAGAAACTGTGTTAAAAAACAACGGACTGAGTGTACCCGTCGCTGAAATGAGGTTTCCAGTCGGCGAAGTCGGTGGTCACCATGACCATGAATACGATGCGCATTTGCTTAATGAATATAATGCTGGCACTATTCTTCAACGAATAGAAAATGCAGCTGGTATATTTTCGTATACAGATGATATGGGAATACAAGCAGCTGCCCCTGGGTACCTATTACATAGACAGTGAAATGAAAGAAGCTTGTCTCGGCGAAGGTTGGTATTTTGATATGTTTTTGCGAGACCACGTACAAGCTTTGCCATTGCCTAGAATATTAGAACGACGCAAAGAAATAGAGAATTTATACAAGAAAATGCTGGAGTCTGACAAGATAATCATTACATTGGGTCTAGTAGAAGCATGGTTTGATAATTATACAAATTGCTATGTAAATCATACGCCCAGTTTCTCAGTGATATCATCTGATCCGTTGCGCTGGAGTCTACATCGCATGGATGTAGATGATGTGTTATTTCGTATGGCAAAAGCTATAAAAATATTAAATTCGATATCAAAGAAAAATATATTGATCACCGTTAGTCCGGTGCCGTTGACTGCGACCTTTACGGGGAACAATATATCATTGGCGTCCTGTTATTCTAAATCTGTCTTGAGAATCGCCGCCGAAAAACTCACTGAACAGTTTGATAATGTTGATTATTTTCCTAGCTATGAAATAGTTATGTCATTTGGAACAGCTGGTGGATTTACTGAAGATAACGTACACGTTAGGCCTGAGATTGTTAAACATGTAACAGAATACATGCTAGCTAATTACAGAAAAAAATAATTATATCGATTGCAGACTGTTGAATTATTCAGGGAAGTATTAAATGAAATTTAAAGAATTTGCAGAGGACAATACTATACTTGAACAGATTCTAGCAATCCACGAAGCAGATTCGTGGAGCTTAATGGAAAATGCTGGATCAGTTAACGATACAGTGTTTTTTAAAAGCCCGATGTACGATGAAACAATGGCACAATTTCCAGGATTGCATGACAAGATTAGACAGTTCATGGATCTGAAGCAGCAAAAATATGATACGCCTTTTGGCTCTAATGACAAAGCTTTTTTGGGCGGCCTGCATTACACCAAACAAATCCCTGATTTACGAAAAGCGCATTTGTCCGCTGATGAATCATTGGTTTATCGTTTCGAGGGTAAAAATCCTAGAAAGTTTTATTTGTTTGGCGTCTTCAATCATCACACACTGGGAACAAGTGATACGCAGAATAGAAACAGACAAAAAAGCATGGCTAAGCAATTAGGTAATATTCAAGATCCTGCTAATTTTCAACAGATTCCATCCGGCTCAGGCAAAACTCGACCAGTTCAAGAGCAAAAGCGTCGCTAAGTGATTGAGTTCTAAGAACAAATTATTTTTCAAAAACGGTTGACAATATCTAACCATTTTGCTATACTTTCTCTATACTGAATAGAGAAACACTGATATGAAGTACACCACAGTCAACGGAATCAAGACCTTGTATATCAAAAAGACTGCCATGCAGATGGCGCGACTGTTTAAGGACGGCGCTATGCTTGATTTTTTGCGTAAAACCCCGAGCTGTCGCTTTGTTCCTAAACAGAATCGTAAGTGATTGATTTCTAAGAACAAAATATTTTTTTAAAAACGGTTGACAATATACAACCGTTTTGATATACTGTCTGCATAAATGAATAAAGGAATCGACATGACCAATCTGACACTCAACGAACAACGCAGTACGCTTATTCGGATGTTCCCCGAGGTCGCTCGCATCACCTACGAGTACGGCAGCTGGGGGGTGACCAATGTTATCGGTGAAGATGAAGTAACCGAGCTGTACACTTATATTAGTGGCACCAAGAAGTTTCAGCGCGTCGGTGTCATCTCGGTCGAAATTTAAGGATACACAATGTCTAGCACATGGATTACATCGGATCTCCACCTAGGACATTCCAACATCATCAAGTATTGTCCCAAGACTCGTGGTCAATATCGCGACGGACAGCACATGAATGAAAGCATGATTGCTGAATGGAATAGTCATGTTGATGAAAATGACACAGTGTATATCCTAGGCGATGTGGGTTTTATGACCACTGAAAAGCTGATTGAAACAGTGAATCGCCTGCAAGGCAAGAAGATTCTGATTGAAGGCAATCACGATAGAAAAGCATTGAAGAATGAAGCATATCGCGCTTGCTTTGCTGAGATACATCAGTATTTGACTATTGGATTTGAAGGCACCAAGGTAGTGATGTTTCACTATCCTATTCTCGATCACGAAGAGTGTGCGCGAGGTTCAGTACATTTTCACGGTCATCGTCACGGCGATCCTAGCGGACTTGAAAAATATCGTGTGCGTGATGTGGGTGTAGATGCCACTGGCAAAGTTGTCACGCTGATGCGTGATATGATTGTAGATGCTATGAAAGGTTCAATTAAATCTCATCATGAAGGAGAAAGCCTGCGTGACAAACAATGAAACTCCGATGGGTTATATTAATGCGTATTATGACGGACTTCGAGAAGGCGTGTGGCGATTTGCTTATATGAAAGATGGTGTCTACTACGTAGGCACCACGGGCAAGACACTAAAAGAAGCTCAGGCTGAAATCGAAGCAGATCGCAAACGGGATTTATCAGAAGCAGAACTCTGAGGAAATATACATGGATAAGCAGGTGTTAGCACAGTTTGTGCAGGACAACCCCAAATTAGTGTCCATGAAGACCGCAAAAGAGGATATTTTTGTACTCAAGTACAAGAAACGAGTGTTTTTTGATAACTTGTGGAACGATTTTCTTGAAGAGTGTCGAGGTACTATAGTAGACAAGAACTTTAATGTAATATCTCGTCCGTTCACCAAGATTTATAACTACGGAATCGAACTGCGTGCACCTAAGATTGATAGCAAGCAGATAGTAACTGCATATCGAAAAATCAATGGATTTATGGTAGCCATGACCTGGTATCAGGATGATATCCTGGTATCTACCACTGGCTCAATTGATTCTGAATATGTTGATATGGCACGAGAAATCATGTTGACTCATCAGTCGTGGTCTGGGTGGCAAGAACATATTCGTGCAGCAGAAGGCTATACCCTGATGTTTGAATGTGTGCATCCTCAGGATCCCCATATCGTGCCTGAGAAGTCTGGCATGTACTTTCTTGGGCAACGAGAAAATTCATGGAATTCAGTGGTTGACGGATATGCAGAATTGATTCAATGGCAAGACTTGGCTGTAAAGTTGGGCTGCTATAAACCTGAGTCATTTCAAACAACCATGGGTGAAGTGCAAGTGATGGCTAGGGCGGCACAACATGAAGGATTTGTAATTTATACGCAAGATGGATTAGCAACCAAAATCAAAACTCCGTACTACTTGGTAAACAAGTTTGTGGCTCGTAACCCGCGAACTGACAAAATCATGAACGATAATATTTGGCAGCTAGTGGACGAAGAGTTTTATCCGTTGATTTACAAGATCCGTCAGAATATTGAAACGTATACTGCACTGTCTGAGCAAGAACGATTGGCATGGGTGCGTGATTATTTTGGATCATAATATGAAAGTAATTACTTTAGATAAACGCTATTGGCTGAATCGTGTTTACGGTATTAAACACGCAATGTATTTTGCTAATGGATATTCGCCTGATACCTGGCTTCTTAGAAAATATCTGAGACATAACCATGCTACAGAATCTTATGGCGAAAATCACATAGAGTATGTGACGTACTATCCCAAAAGAATCAATGGCATGGTTCCTTGGATGGTAGGATTTTTAGATGAATCTAACTTGTCTAGAATTCTTTTGGCAAATTGGAATGTTGCAAGCACACACGACATATGAGAGAATTTAAATTCAGAGATTGGGCACAGCACAGGGCAGGCATCTGTTACCGGTGGGAGCACGAATACAAACATCACATCTTCCGCCCTAAAGAAAATAATATCGGATACTTCCGAGGCGGGTGAGGGATTTTAAAGTTTGGAAAGGTTAGCTAGACTCCAGGAAAAATCTTGTATTGTTGTTGAAAGTTAAGATGTGCAACGATATAAACAATGCAAGATGCATCGTAGCGAAGACGTTCGTTACTGCTGATGGTCCACGGTTGAAAAACAGATTTAATGTGCCCAATCTTTGATCTTATAGGTAAGTAAAGAACATTCCTCTCAACGCACAAGGTGTGCGGCCGGACTGTTAATCCGTGTGAGTTCCGTTCGATTCGGAAGGGAGGAGCCAAATTTATAAATGCGGGGTGTGGGCTAATGGTAAGCCTCCTGCTTTGGGAGCAGGACATCATGGGAGTTCAAATCTCTCCACCCCGACCATTTAAAAAGCCCCTATCGTATAATGGCTATTACAGTTGACTAGTAACCAACTAATCTCTGTTCAATTCAGAGTGGGGGCACCATCTAACTAACTTGTGTTTTTTTCTTTCTACATAGTAGAATACACATAAGTAATCTTACAGCCCCTATCGTATAATGGCTATTACAGTTGACTTGTAATCATCAAATCTCTGTTCAATTCAGAGTGGGGGCACCAAACTAAGCGGGTATATTCGATAGAATCACCCATTACAAATTAAACTTATGAAACCTAAATTTCAACAATTATACATGAACGTAGCACAATATATTAATTATACAAATCTTTCAAAAAGTCTGGAATCGTTCCCTAACGCATATCCATATGATCATTGTATAGTTGATGATTTTTTTGCAACTGAATTTGCTGAAACGCTAGCGAACGAGTTTATACCATATGATTCGCCTTCCTGGTGGAATTATAAAAATGTATTGGAAGAAAAAAAAGTATGTAGTAATTGGACGGAATTTCCCGCAGCAACTTATTCTACTTTTTCCTATTTAAATAGTTTAGAATTTTTGGACTTTCTATCCAAAAAAATAGACATAGAGTTAATATCTGATTCAGGGCTACATGGCGGAGGTTGGCACTGCCACGGCCCCGGTGGAAAACTGAACCCACATCTGGATTATAACATACATCCTAAATTAGGATTACAGCGAGTTATTAACATTATTATCTATCTCGGTAATGAATTACAGGAAGAACATGGAGGGCATTTAGGACTATGGGATGCAGACGAAAATGGGAAACCAAATCAACTGATAAAGGAAATTCCGCCTAGGTTTAATCGCGCAGTTATATTTAATACTACTCAGTGTTCATGGCACGGCATCAGTCGAAAATTAACACAACCTGAGGGCATTTACCGTAAAAGTCTCGCTATATATTATTTGCGAACCCCACTACCAAATCCTGATCCACGAAACCGAGCATTATTTGCTCCAATTGGAGATCAGATAACCGATCCTGAGATATTAGAAATAATCAGGCTACGCAGCGACGTAAGCACATCCTCAAAAGTTTATATTAAATGAAGCCTAAATTCCAACAATTAAACGCACAAGGTGTGCAACTAGACTACTAGTCAGTGTGAGTTCCGTTCGATTCGAAAGGCAAGAGCAAAAATTTTTGCGTAAAAAATATTTCAGAGCCGTAAACCTGAGTAAATATTTTCATAATCTCCCTATAGTACAATGGCTATTACAGTTGACTTGTAATCATCAAATCTCTGTTCAATTCAGAGTAAGGGCACCAATCAATAAAATTAAACAATAATGAAAACAGCAATATTAATCAGTGGCGGCCAACGATATTTGCGTCGTGGTATATTTGAAACTATAAAAATTTTTTCTAATTGGGGAGAGGTTGATTTTTTTATCAGACTATGGAAAAGTCCAGGGCAACCTGAGACTCCAGAACAACTGATAAAATTTTGGCATGACAACGGCATTCCAAAACATTGGAATTTCAGAACAGTACAAATTTTAGAAGATAACCCACCTCATCACCCACCCTATCTTCCTTTAAATCTAGCAGAATGGGCGCCAAATCACTTAACTATGTTTTGGGGAGTAGTAAAAGCCAATGATCTTCGAGTAAAATATCAAGAAGCGACGGGTACAGAATATAATTTAGTTTTTCGTTTACGAACAGATGTATGGCCTTCAATTCATAGCCGTACATCTGACATTTATAATGATATTATAGATTTAGCGGAATACGTGGAACCTGCTAAAACTTCCTTGTTTACTGGCACCAATTTCTCAGATACACTTCAATTTGGCAGTCCGCAAATGTTCGACAAGTATGTTAACTATTGGGACCACCTTAAGAAAATGAGTGTGAACTGGGATTTTGTTCACCCTGAGGAATCATTGGAAAATTACTTTAAAGTGTCAGATATTCCGTATGGCTATATACCAGCGCATGTTTCAGCTTGGCGGTCTGGTCAAGAATATAAAGTTAGACCAGGAAATTGGTAATTTTCATCGGTATTTTTTACTATAAATAAATCAAGATTATATAAAGGAATAGAAATGAGAACAGCGATAATGTTATCTGGATGGCCGAGATTTCATGCAGAATTTGACGAACAACTAGAAAATTTATACGGTAGTGAAATCGATTGGATCGTTGTATTTTGGAAAACCACTGAAGATTTTTATTTTCCGGAGGCGCACACGCCTTCATGGACAGAATCAGTAAAAAATGAAGATGATGCTAAACATTGGTTGAAACAACGTATGCCTTCGCATCACAACTTAGCACATTTCAGTTTTATCGATTGTAATGAGTTCCCTGATGACTATGTAATCAGCGACTATCCTAATCAGGTCACAGTAGTACCATTCAATACCTTTAGACAATTTTATATGGTAAAAAAAGTTTATGAGGCTAGTATGGCTTATGGCCCATATGATTTAATAATGCGCACTAGACCCGATATGAGTTTATCGATTCCTGTTCATCTAGATAAAATATATGAACGATTAAAACAGGATCCGATGCGAATTGTAATACCTAGTAATAATAGACAAGGAGATTTTAATGATTTGTTTGCGATAGGCTTACCTGAGACAATGCAAATATATTCTACTGTGGTTGACTACTTTAATAAAATGTATTTTGATTATAACGTGACCTTTCATACAGAAAATTTAGTACTACACGCACTGAAATACAAAGGCGTTCATTGGATGGATGATGGTTATATTGCGAATGTGCGCAAAAAAGGAAAATTTCTTACGCCCCTATGGACACAGGGAGTAAAATATTATGAAGCTGACTTTGGTAGATGGTAATCTAAACACGGCATATATACTCATTAATTTAAATTTTTTAAAGATAAAACATGAAACCTAAGTTCCAGCAGCTATACATGAATATAGCCCGAGAAGTAGCAAGTATGAGTTATGCTCGGCGTTTAAAAGTCGGTGCTATTGTAGTCAAAGATGATAGAATCATCTCCATGGGCTATAATGGCATGCCCTCAGGATGGGATAACAATTGTGAAATTGAGACACGTTACGAAGATGGTGGCGTTAATCTTACTACTAGACCTGAAGTATTGCATGCAGAAATGAATGCATTAATGAAGTTGGCTAAAAGTACCGAATCAGGTATTGATGCTTCGTTATTTGTTACGCATAGTCCTTGTATGGAATGTAGCAAAGGTATCTATCAAGCAGGTATAGCAAGAGTTTTCTACGCACACGACTATCGCGATGATTCTGGGCTCCGATTCTTAAAATACTCCAAAATTGATGTTATTAAGTTTGAATAAATTATTTTTAACTTGACATTCTTTTTCTTTTAGTATAATCTAGACATTAAATCAACTGTTAGAGGAAATATTTATGTTTGAGACTTTAGAAGTGCGGCGAGCTGCCAATGGATTTATTCTGATAGTAAACACAGAATCAGAAACCAAAGAATACGTTTATGACACGGAACGTAAATTGCTCCGTGTCATTAAACAGTACCTAGGTCAAAAGCTTTCAGCTGAAGATTGATTCTTAGTCAATATTATTGAAGTAAGTATCTAACACAAAGAAGAGTTCTTTACGTAACTCTTCTTTCCAATCAAATCTGCTGCTCACCCTTGATATTAGATTGCGATATTCATTACTGTTAAAACAATAATGACCAGCTACGCTAACCATCAAGTCGTGAGAGTTTCCGTCAGACCATTTCTTCCATTTGTTACTGCTTATAACAGACTCAGAAAAATTATTCCATTCTTGCTTTGCAATAGCTTGTGATAAGGATCTCAATAGTTTAGTCTGTACCACTCCAAGCTGAGGAGCAATATTTAATGCATGCACTCCACATTGTTTTCTGAGATTAATTGAAGAAGAATCTAGATAATCTGCGTTGTGCTCTTTCAATGAAACGCTGTTTTCGTTTGCGATTGACACCAATTCTTTAGTTATGTCTGCTCGAAAATCTCCTGCCTGACGATCTTCATAAACCAAGCTACCAGTCTGGGCTACCACAAAATCCATGTTAGGGAATTGTTTTGCAAAAGAAACATCTTGTTTATATTTTTCTACACTAGCTGCAATGCCAATATTCTCTTCAGTTCCAAATTCAAATCGTATAGTTGGTTTGAGATCTAAACAAAATCGAATTAGCTCTTCTGCAACAGTAAATGGGTTTTCGCATCGAGAAGTATCTATATGAATTAGATCGAATCCGTTTTCAATGTCATTATTAATTGTTTTCTTGGTAGCTTTTATCGCATCATTGATAGATAATGATTTTTCGCTATCGAGAAAATACGGTCCGCAATGATCTCTGCAGAGCTTAATATTACTTGTGTCTAGAGAAGATAGTTTATTAGCTAACTCTCTTGTGGTCATTACATAACCACTGTCAGCATCTATTTGATTTCGACTAGCGATAATCATCAATGGTTTATTATATTCACACAGTAATTCAATGATTTCTGGACTCATTGGCCCAAATCCAAGTTTGTAATTATCCATTTTTTATCCTGTTTATTAAGTAAAGACATGCATCTAATACTGCACCTTCGCTGCTTGCGTTAGGGGTAACATACGATGCAGCGTTGCGTGCTTCTATTCTAGCATTTTGAGGTGCGATAGAAATAGCCATATGGGGAAAGATAATCGCATCAAATATACCATCCCCCATATATGCAGTAGTAGCGAGATCAAAATTATCTCGTATCCATTGTAATCTATCATTTTCCCCTACAATGGAGAGTTTGTACCCCATGTGTTCAACAAGTCTAGCATGAGATATAGACGCACCTGACTTGTCGGCAGTAACAAACTCAAAATTGCAATATTGTTTAATTAGCTTAAGTCCGTCATGGTCGTGTGCCCCAAATACTTTAAACATTTTTCCATTTTCTGAATAGTATATTTTGCCATCAGTCATAACACCATCTACATCCAAAATAAAATTATTGATCATACATTTCCTTTATAGAAGATTGCATGATACTTATATCTGCATCTTTGTCGAAATATAATTTATATTGGGCTGCAGCTTGACGAAGACTGATATCAATGCCATTGATTGAATTTTTACTTAGACGTACAAATTTAGACATTTTTACTACGCTATCTATTGCTAAACTATGAGAATATGAATCCACAGGCGAAGAATCATCCAGCATACCAATAGGCGTTGCATTGATTATAGTATCAAATTTTTCTGATATTAAATTGTGCCAGTTAGATCGTGTGATCAAAACATATGGTACTGTAATCGCTGCTTGAAAAGCACGACTCATACCCCCGTTGCCCAATAGTGCTATTTTTCCATGTGCTTGGGTTAACGCCCAATGTGCTCCATTTAAATCAGTGTTGTAGCCGACAAGAACACGATCTCTATTAACTATAGTATTCACAGCGCCAACTGCTAATGCTGATTCATCTATTTGATCTAGATATTGCATCACTTCAATTTTAAATGGCATTGATACGCTACAGCCAGTGATATCATTAGTTCTAATGATAGATATTGATTCTTGTAAATTGTCAGTGCTGCAGGCTATATATTCAGCATCTAGATTATGATGAGCAATCATCGTGTTATGAACACGGACTCCAAATTTTCCTGGGTATCTAGCTAATGATATTACTAACTTATTATAAGTCCTGGTGTTTAGTGCATCTTGTATTCTCATCGAAGTCTTTTCTTTTCAAACCATTGCGTAAAATAATACTGTGATAGCCCGTAAAGAATTTTATCAAACGGCGCAGAATGCAAAGGGCTCATATTAATGTAGATAATGGGAACTAATAACGATATCTTATCCATATCATAGTTGTTCGATTCTACAAAATTTTCAAAGATTTCAAATATTGCATCATCTTGACTTAAATGGGAAATATTTATTTCCAAGCTCTTATCAAATTGGGAACTATGCAAATATCCTTTTTTGATTAAGTTGTAGTTTAGTATCATCCCGCCGTACATCTTGGCTAAATCGTAATATATATCCCCAAAGTAACTGTTACTGAATTTTTGTCTCCAATCTAGTAACACAAATTCATGATTGTTGCATAGAATATTATCGAATTGTAAATCTCCGTGGGTGAAGGATGAAATCCCATCACACACAGAATCCCAATCTATCATTTTAATACATGTTTGCAACGGCAAAACTTTATAGTTATTCACTGTTTCAAAATCAGAAAAACTTGTATATTTTTCGTAAAATTTTTCTATCCTGCCAATCGTCTTTTTATAATAAAAATCATAACATTTTTTTTTGAAATCTGATTCTACCACTGGAAACCATACAGATGCTTGAAGCCAGTTCAAAAATGTGCCAAACATTTCAGGTGTTATATTTTCGTAAAGGGTGTTACCTTCAATGCGATTGTAATAATGAAAGTTTCCTCGATGACTAAAATCATGTGGAAAAACTTTTTTGTTGAACAACACTCTGATATATTTGTCATATGACACATTTGGATCACTATGGAATTTTATTATTTTGCCATTGACATCATAAAAAAACTCATCTGTCTTACAAAAATCAAAATCTTCGACTTTAGAAATCTCAGCTTTATAAAGATCGTAAGTACCAAAATCTTGCCAAGATAACGGATAAGCATATAAATTTAAATTATCTTGAAATCCCTGACTTATTTCAGTTTTATATTCGATAGTTTTGCTCATATTATCAAAAAACACATCTGGATCTTTGATATGCATCAAGCCTATAAAACTTTGGAAAGAATCGTCACAATATTGTTTGTCTACTATTTCCAGCACTTTCTCATCAACGGCTTTTATGTTGCAATATTTATAACTCTGTTCTGACGGTCTCGTTGCTATCCCTATCCAATTTTTATCTTGATTTTTGTCAATGACAAAATCATTGAATAATGTGTCGCATGATACAAAATAAAATCTATTGCTTAAATGTTCACGACATTTATATAAACTCTGTGCAGGTCCAGCAGAAGGAGAGTCATAGTTAGGGACATCTACAAAAGTTACATTTATGCTTGGATGTGCGATTCTGATATAGTCAATCACTTGCTCTGAATTGCAGCCTACTGCAATGACAAATGTTTTATCTTCACCAAATTGTTCAATAATGTGACTAATTAATGCTTTGTTTTTATAAGGCAAGAGTGCTTTATTGATTATCGAAGAATATGGTCCCATACGAGAACCTAACCCTGCAGTTAAAATACATACTGAAAAATCAGAAGTGTTCATCTCTTATCAATCCGTGTGTTCGGTTTGTGTCGTCTTGCAATCTATATACATCATCTAGTTCTACAGTGCTAGTTTCAATAAAGGTTAAATCTTCAATTGCCATTACTCTGTGAATACACCCTGCCCATACATGGCAAACTACGCCTGGAATTAAATCAAACACCTGAAGTTCTGAAATAATTATATCTATGTCTCGTTTTGTATAGTTGCCGCTGTGAAACCTATCAAAATCAAATAAATCAGGATGATAAAGAAGATGTCCGTGTCCAGACAACACATAATTAGTTTCTGATTTATATTGATGTACTTGTAGACTAGTTCTGTTGCCCGCTTTGAAAAAAATTTCTTTTAATGCATACTGATGTTTTGGTGCCCCCGGCGATATCCAGAGTTCGTGGCCCCACGGTTTTGTAACTTTCTTACAATCTTCCATTTTAAAATATTCTATCATATATCACCTTACCATACTAAATTATTGAGATAATAACTCACAATGCTAGGAAGTTCAACATCGAAGTTTGCCTTAGGCTGCCAACCTAATGAACGTATTTTTGTGTCATCGATTGAGTATCGTACATCACCACCTATTCTAGTAGTATGATACAAATATGGTTCTATGTCTTCGACATTGCCTTCTACAAGATGTATTATTTTTGTTATAACTTCTCGGATGCTCAACTCATAAATTCCAGATATATTGAATATCTCGTTTTTCACACCACTTTCAATGATTGTTGTTACTGCATCAGCAGTATCGGATACATGAAGCCATGTACGAATAGGTGCTCCTCTATCATGTACATGAATTTGTTTTCCTATGCTCATGTATTTTATTGTTTTTGGAATTAATTTTTCAGTGTATTGCCCTATGCCGTAATTATTTGTAGGTCTGACAATTATATAAGGAACATTGTGTGTTCTGGCCCACGCCAACACCAACATATCTGCTGCTGCTTTGGTGGCACTATAAGGATTACTTGGGCAAAGTAAATCTTTTTCAGTATGCGACCCTTCTACAATATCCCCGTACACTTCATCTGTACTAAAATGCAATAGTGTAGGCATTCTAAAAGATACTTTTTGTTTTATTAACTTTAGTAAATGATGTACGCCATTGACATTACTATGAAGAAATCTATCGCTATCTTCGATGCTGTTATCAACATGAGTTTCAGCTGCAGTGTTGATTATATAATCGCAATCATACAAATGTTCTAAGTCATTTATGTCTGAATGTATAAATTTGAAGTTGGGGTTTTGCCGAAACTCTTCTAAGAAGTTGGTGTTACTAGCATAGGTCATATTATCTACACCAATAACATACCAACCTTTGTCTAAACATTTTTTAGTTATATGGATGCCTATAAATCCCAAGCAACCTGTCACATATACTATTTTCTTCATTTTTTTATCCTTGAATATTATCAACGTCGATCTATCCATGCAGGATTAGACACATACCAGTTTACGGTAGATTCTAACTGATTTTATAATCTTTGATAAATTCTTCGACTAAAAAATGACCCAGAAATCCAGTGGCTCCTGTTATTAGCATGTGTTTCATAGTAAACCAGATAGTTTTTCAATCAAAGCTGTATACTGAATTATTATCATTAATTTTTTGTTTTTACACTGGTAATATGTAGTTACTGAACTTTTCTTTGTTGTCAACTAGATATTTTGGATGTGTGCTTTCTGTTATATCAATTATAGATTCTGGTATTTTTAAATTAAATTCTTGTACAATTTGATCGATTGCTTCTTCCATTGTATTAAGATCTGCCCTACGTTTTCCTGGATTTCCTACATAAAGTAAATCGAAACAATGTGCCCAACTATGCATTTTAGCTAATAGTTTTTTGCCATCTATTGTATCATCCATGTAAGACAAGTGCCATCCGGCTTTCTTGATGGGTGCATGTGTGCCTGCACTAAGAACTCTCATTGTGCATGGCATCATTTTACAAAAATTGCTATATTCAGTCATGACACCAATTTTATGCCTGTCGCCATGTCCCAGATCGGCTGGATCTTTGAATAAAATATTCATTTTATAAATGAACATATCTGGTTCAAACCAAACTATTGGTCTTACATTTTCTAGTATTGTGCTTCCACTTTCCAATTTATGACTAAAATGTTGTCGTCCACACAAATCTATAGCATTATATGTTTGGTCAGTGTCTTGAAAATACGTCAAAGCAGTTTCGACCGCAGTTCTATTGAGTATTTCATCTGCTGCACATACCAATACTATATCATCTGGTTGAAGATTTAGTTCTCTAAGAGCAGTTATTGCATAATTACATTGAAACTGATCTCGACGATACTGCATTTGATTACCGCGTGCTGCATTGGCAATGGCACAGTCAATGTCTGGATGTTTTAACATTTCAAAGTCAAAATCGTGAATTTTTACATACACTATTTTTTCTTTATATTTTTCAAATCGTTTTTCATCAAAGTTGAAAGGCTTAGGATTACCTGCGTGCGTGACATCAGCTTCAACTATAATAAACTTTTCGACCCAATCCCAATGTTCATTTATACGAATTTCAACAACATCATTTTCTTGCCAAAATAGAAAACAATCGTAAATTTTTTTCATTTAAGTCTCCTTTTTTTAATATTTTAAAGTATCGTTATTTAACTTTTGCGTTTGGTCTCTGATAAATTCAGCGCTATCTCTATTATCAAGCTTTCTTGCCCTGCAACTGCCTTTCTCTTTCCTAACTCGACGAATATATCTCGGGCATCGATATTGTATTTTTCTGCTGCGGCTGCAACTTGCTTGCTAAACACAGACACTACACCAGACAGTCCACTGATAACAGATGTTGGCGAAATATAGGGTGCTACAGGATTAAAAGTTTTTTCTGCTAATGACGCAGCATCTAGTATTCTATACAAATCTATGCCTGTTTCGTAACCTAAACGATGCAACACTGCAACCAGTACTTCAAGTTGCGTGTTACCAGCACCTCCGCCAAAACCCCTAATAGAACCATCTACTATTGTAGCACCTGCTTCTACAGCAGCAACAGCATTGGCTACACCAAATCCTAGATTGTTGTGCCCGTGAAATCCTACAGGAATACTTAGTTCATCAAGCAAGGCGCGAGTTTTTTCTGTAACGTCTTGCGGAAGCATGTTACCAGCTGAATCCATTATTACAAATGCTTGGGCACCATATGATTCCATTTTTTTAGCTTGTTCTACCAATACTGTGGTAGGGCACATATGACTCATCATCAAGACGCCAAATGCTTCTTTATCTTGATTTCGCACATACTCGATGTGACGCTTGGTAACATCTGCTTCAGTACAATGTGCACCTACCCTAAAAATGTCCATTCCACATCCAATAGCTTTTGCAAAATGATTTTTCACAGTACAAATACCAGGAATAGCGTGTATTGCTAGCTTTGCTTTAATAACAGCTTGTCTTGCAGTGGAGATAATTTGTTCATCAGTATGTAAACACTCCCCTATAAGAAGAGATGATGCGCCTAATCCGTTTCCGTGGCCTACTTCGATTACTGGTACATTGGCTGCTTCAGCAGCCTTGCAATAATCAGAAAAATTTTGAAGGGTAAGTTGGTGCTTTACGGCGTGATTTCCGTCTCGTAGTGTAGGATCACAAATCAATATTCTTTTATTCATTGTTTTTCCTTTGCAGTGGACATGCATTCTATCAATCTGATTGCTGCACAGTTTATTATGTCTAGATTGCCTGCATAAGAAGGCAAATAATCACCTGCTCCCAGTACTTTCACTGTGGTGAGTATGTGATTACCTACTACTGTAGGTGGTACAATTAGAGAATAACCTGGTACGTATTCATTGAGTTGTTTTACCATTGATTCAACTGAATCACGGATCTCTGTGATGCGTGGGGTTTTTATCTTGGCATAGATCGTGGTCTGCATATCAATTTGTGGTACAGCAGGATTTAAAATTAATATAGCTTTGGTTTTTTTAATTCCTGTAAATTTTGATAGCGCATATTCAGTCGTTTCAATATATTCATCCAGATTGTCTCGGGTAGCCGGACCAGCACTTAGAGAAGCAATGTTTGACGATACTTCCAGATATTCAATATCATCATGAACTTGTGAAATAGCATAGGCGATAGGAACGCTTGTTTGCCCACCACAAGTTACCATGTTCATATTATTAATCTGATGGTTTGCAATGCACTGATCAGCATTTAGAACAGGTATACACAAGTCACCTATTTTAGCTGGAGTCATATCTATCACTGGTTTGCCTAGTTTTTTCAACAAGGGCCAATGTTCTATGTGACTTTGTGCTGAAGTGCAGTCGATGATAATATCACAGATTTCTGGATTATCTATTACTGCTTGATATCCCAGGTTCGTGGTATGAATACCTAGGTTTTTTGCTAGTTGCATTCCCCGAGATTCAAGATTTCTACCTGCGAAAACTGCACATTCGAGTCTATCTGATTTATGCACTTTGACCATTAGATCAGCCCCTATATTGCCTGTGCCTATAATCGCAACCTTGAGTTTATTTGAATTATTCATGCGTTTTTACTTTCAAATCTTCACTATCATTTCTCTGTCTAGCTCTTCGTCAGTTAAAAACGGTGCTAGATCATGCAAACCACATTGTTTGCCATTTTTAATTGCCTGAGATGGCTTTATTTCTTGCGTTTCTTTACATAAGCAGTTTATTATCATCGAGCGTTCAGTGGCAAGCAATGAGGATAAATTTTCTAGATCACGAACACACGATAGTTCTGCGTAATCCAGCTGAAAGCTATGTGCGATGTCTTTAAAATTTGGGAACCACAACCCACTGGTACCACTGCTACCGTACACTCTGTTTTCAAAATATTTTTTCTGCGTGTTTTTGATACTGAGATAACCGTTGTTATTCAATAACACAAATTTAATTTTTAGCTGATGCTGTGTAACAACTGCCAATTCTTGTATGTTGCTCATGAAACTGCCGTCCCCTATTATTGATATAACAGGACGTTCACAAGATAAAGCAACTCCTATCGCACCAGGCAAAGCCCAACCCATATCACCCTGGCCTGTACTGTAGATGATACGTTGAGAATCATGAACTTCTAGCATGGTAGGACCAAGATAATATGCACTGCCGGCATCACCCATAAAAATAGCATCTGATGGACTATGACGATTGATACCATCCATTACTGCATATAAATCTAATCTACCATCAGAATCATCAAGATATTCATCTTGCATCACAGGCCACTGTGATTTCCATCGAGCACAAGTATCATTCCAGCTTGTCATAGCATTTCCTTGAAAAAATCTTTTAGGTCTAAATGGTATTTCTTGTCGATAGTGATAGTTGGTTTATTTAGTTCTGAAATATCACAGTCTACAAGTATTTTAAAGCTATGAGGACTAAATTGCAGAGGATCATAGCCTATAACGCTGCTTCCCAAGCTGCTGCCTAGAATAAGTAAAAGATCTGCATTTTGCATAGCGAAATTGCCAGCCCTGCTGCCTTTGATACCTACAGCACCAATGTTAAGGGGATTAGAAAATTCCATGTAATCTCTGGCGCCATATGTGCTCACATAAGGTATCTGATACTGGTCGATAAACGAAACAAACTGATCAACAGCATTAGCCTGCTTGATACCAAATCCAGCTAAAACCAATGGTCTTTGATAAGTTTTCAAACACGTTTTTACAGAGTCTAACTCTACATGCTGTTGTTTTGTTTTTGGTAATTCAGACGGATCAAATATTCTGAAATTTTCAGGCATCAACGCAGTTTGAATGTTGTTAGGAATGTCAATCCAGACTGGCCCTGGGCGACCGTCCAATGCTGTGTACACTGCTTTTTGTATCATGTACGGGACATCGGCTGGGTCTACAATAAATTCAGCCATCTTGGTCATAGACTTAACACTGGAAATAATATCGTGCTCTTGAATGCCGTATTTTCTCAGTCTTAGATTATATTTTTGGTTTATATAGGACGAACAGTTGTGTGAAGCAACGTTGCCTGATACAAACAAAATTGGCGTAGAATCTTGCCAAGCGTCTAGAACACTGGTTGCACAATTTGTGCCTCCGCAGCCAGTGGTAGGATTTACCACTGCAATCTGGCCTGTGAATTTTGATTCTCCGATGGCACTGTGACCAGCACCTTGCTCATGGTGATAACAGATGTACTTTATCAGACCGTGTTTGATAAAGCCGTCGTTCAGTCCGCTGGCGCCACCACCCATTACACCGTGAACTCTTCTTACTCCAATATTGTACAAATACTGTGCTATCCAATCACATATTCTCATTTTATGAAACCTTTGTTTCCTTAAGACATTTTATATAAGATTTAAATCCCTCGTCTAAACCAGTCAATGATAGGTTAAGACAAGAAAGAAAATATCCATTTCCGGTATAGTTTAGCTGAGATCTTGAACTAATGAAAAAAGTTTTTGGTAAGTTGTTAACCTCACAAAATCTATCTAGTGCTTCACTGATTCGTATTTTTTCTTGATACACTGCGTTCACATCTTTTATGCACCAAGAGTTTTCTGCGCAATCCCTTATTACAACACACAAATCCTGAATACTGATGTAATCAAAATATCTATCATTGGTTATTTCAATTAGCCCGTCTGAATTTAAATAACGTGCAAACAATCGTGTAGAAGCTTCTCCTGCACCAAAACAGTTGAATATGCGTATGGTATAAAATTTGTCCGTGAAAAAACAGATTCTACTCTTGACATTTAGTCCAAATCCATAACTGTCGCTAGGCATGGCGTCAAATATCTCAGATTCAGTTGCTTGATCTATATTTCGATTTCGATCAAACTCTGCGCCCGAACCTAAATTTATAAACTTTCCAAATAATCCTCGACATGCGTGAATATTCATAAACAATCCCAGATTGTTTCGACTGTCATCTAGTAAATGTTCAGAAGTATATGATACTGCAGCATTAATCACCACATCATATTTTTCACGCATAAAATGACTGCGCACTGCTGACGAATCCAACAGATTTAATACGTCTCGTGTTATTTCATGAACTTCATGATCTCTTGACATATCTAGACTAATGTTACGGCCTACAAATCCATTGGCCCCTAATATAGCTATTTTCATAGTAAATAGTCCTTGAACTTTTCTAAATTGTCTAATAGATATTGTGGGTGCGTGGTAGGAAGTAGATCTACTAATGATACATTATATCCTTTTAAAACATGCTCGACCGCTTCATGCAAAGTAGTTTCATTGTAATCAAATTTTCTTTTTTCGCCAGGAACGATATCACGACTGTGCGCCCAACTTCTATGTTTGGCTAAAACTTGCTGTCCACTACTATTGTCCATATTTGTCAGACCATGGCTTGAATCTTTCGTGATCAAAGTTAAAAGGTTTTTTAATACCGGTGTGTGTTTCGCCGGCTTCTACTACAACAAAATAATCGACGAAACCCCAGTGATGATTTAACTGTATTTCAAAAAGATCATTCTTCATTCAAAAAGACACCAATCGTATACAGTCATTTAATACTCTTTTAACATTGTCATTTGTCTTTCTTAAAAAATAATCTTTTTCATGATTTCTGAGGCTAATCGGATTTTTTCTTGATATCTTATTGCTGGATAATGACAAACGAAATCGCCTAGTTGCCAATTTCCGTTATTGCCAAAAAGATCCCAATCATGTGTGTTACCGTGATCTTGATAGTAATAATCATAGTCAAAACTATTGAAATCTCTCTGAGGATGAATTTTAATGATGCTTTGAAACTGTTCAATGGTGTCGATCATCGCTTGTTGTTCTGCCCATTTCTTGTCTAAATATTCTTGTTCCAAACTCAGCAAATACTTGAAATAGTTTTTGCTTTCCAATGTATTGCGTAAAAAATATGAACCAGCATTGAGGTTATAACGATCAACTGTGATAATACATTGATAGTCTGGATCGCACCATTGTTCAAGCGTAGTTTGAAAATTTGTTATCATGGCATCACAATCCAGCCACCATGTCCATTCAATTTCTGGATTGTTCTCAAGCACCTCCAGATGATATCTAAATTTATCAAACATTATTTCAGGTATTGTTGGACTAAAATTGTTTGTTTTCACAAATAACTTATATCCATGTCGTTCACAGTAAGGCACTTTGTTTTGAGTGCAGGTTATTTCTGCTAGTTCAGCATATGCTTGATCGTGCATGGTCACAATGGCGTACATAAAAACCTCGATGTTAGACGTCAGATATTTATAGAGTTTCAGATTACTGAATTCATAAATTTATTCACTACAGAACCAATATATTCTATCTGTTCTGGAGTAATCACAGGGCTGGTACCGTGAAAGAATGTATGCGTCATTGCATGTGTGGCATTTGGAAACTCTGACATTGCTTTGTTTGGATCCATCAGATGACTATATGCTGGCTGTAGCATGATGTTGCCTGCAAAATATGGTCTAGTCTGAATTAGGTTTTCTTCTAGAAAATCAACCAACTGACTTCGTGTGAAAGGAGCAGTGGATCTAACTGTTAGAGGAAAAGCGAACCAACTTGGATTGCTGCCTGCAGTGGCGCGTGGCAAATAAAAGAATTCTTCATAGTTGCGATAGATATCAAACAATAAATCATAGTTGCGACGACGTAACATGTGAATCTCATCAAGTTTATCTAGCTGAACTAGTCCCATACTGGCCTGCAATTCAATAGGTTTGAGGTTATATCCTATTTCATCATAAACATATTTGTGGTCAAAAATTTCATTTGGTAATGTCGGAATCCAATTCTTGAATCGTTCTTTACATGTACCGCATTTGAGCTTGTTGGCTTCAGGTCCAGCGCAGTAGCATCCACGACCCCATTCTCGTAGATTCCTCAAAATCATGTCTTGCATGCTGTCACTGGTAGCTACGAACCCGCCTTCTCCCATAGTCATGTGATGGGCAGGATAAAAACTGCAGCTAGACATCAATCCAAAACTACCCAATGTCTGGTCATTATACGTGCTACCCAGTCCATCACAACAATCTTCCAGTAACACCAGGTTGTATCGATTCACTAGATCCATTACCTGATCCATGTTGGGCGGATTGCCTAGAACGTGTGCAAAGGTGATCACTCGAATATCATGCTGCTTGATCAGTTCTTCTGCTTTAGTCAAATCAAGATTTAGCGTATCTAGTTCGATGTCTACAAACACTGGTTCAAACCCAACTTGCAGCGTAGGATTCAACGTGGTCGGGAATCCTGCAATTGGTGTGAGAACTTTAGTTCCCTTGGGCAAAGCCAATCCTCTCTTGCTGGTCAGACTAGCCATCATAAGCAGATTACTGCTGCTGCCACTATTGGTCAAAATACCATTTTTATGGCCAAGAATCTTGGAAAACTTTCGCTCAAACTTGAGACCATCTGTGCCCAGTACTAGCCAGCCTTTTAAAAGGCTTTCTACCGCCGCAACGTATTCTTCAGAGTTAAAATACGGACCAGCGTAATTTACGAAATCTTTGCCGGCTACCCATGTCTTTTTAGACTGTTGTTCTTCTATGTAATGTTTGACCTGATCTAGAATATCTTTCATTTGAAAACCTTTTTTTAATTTTTGGATATAAATTGTGGTGTGAATGGATATAATATATACTTAGTTGTTTATAATGTCAAGGAGTGAAATTTTTTTTCATCGATTGATAGTCTGTGTGCATAAGTATGCATATGAAAATATACGATTGCTTTACCTTTTTTAACGAATTTGATTTACTAGAAATAAGATTAAAAGAACTTTATGAGGTTGTAGACAAGTTTGTCATTGTAGAAGGAAACACTACATTTACAAACATTTCTAAACCTTTCCTGTTCGAAGAAAATAAAGAACGATATAAAGACTATGCAGATAAAATTATACATGTCAAAGTACAGATGCCAATGGATCTAGATCCTTGGATAAATGAAAAATTTCAAAGAGATGCAATTTCTATCGGTGTGCAAAATGCTGATGATAATGATGTCATATTGATAACAGATCTAGACGAAATTCCTAGAGCCGATGCTATTGCTTCTATTAGAAAAAACCATGATACCTCGATCTGGGCATTGCGTATGCCGTTGTTTTATTTTAAGTTTAACTATTTGATGTCGTACAACCGCACCCATGGACACTATTCTACCTGGGGGGTCGGCGTTAGAGCCAAACACTTGAATTCTGCAGATGAACTCAGACGCAACAGGTTTTTTCTAGATTGTTTTCCGTATAATCACTGCGGTGATGGAGTAAGGCTAATTGAACATGCTGGCTGGCAATTCAGTTATTTAGGAGGCTCAGATTTTGCTAAGTTGAAAATACAGAGTTTTTCTCATACTGAAACGAATAGACCAGAAATAATTGACAATATAGACATTGATTGTAGTATAGAAAAGGGCGACGGATTGATTCACGACGACGGTGTAAAATTTACTGCGGTCAGTATGGACGAATATTTCCCCAAAGAAGTGGTTAACAACAAAGAAAAATATAAAGATTATATAATCAGTAAAGCGGAAGAATCAGTGATATCTTTCTTGCCGCCTTCTGTTGTATACTAACATTTATTATTATTTTAGGGTTAAACGATGCCAAAAACAGTTTTAATTACCGGCGGTGCCGGATTCATTGCTCACCATGTTATTGATAAAATTTTGCGCGATACAGATTGGAATATCATCAGTTTGGACAGACTGGATATTTCTGGTAATCTGAATCGACTGCATGACATGCTACAAGAACATGATCGATCAGAAATTGCTCGTCGTATGCGAATCATCTTTCATGATCTGAAAGCAGAAATAAACAATCAAATTGTGCAAGATATCGGTCATGTTGATATCATTCTGCACCTGGCAGCAGGAAGCCATGTAGATCGCAGCATCACTTATCCAATGGAATTTGTTCAGGACAATGTGGTGGGCACTGTGAATGTGCTAGACTATTCCCGCAAGAATCTTCCCAATCTAGAAAAATTTGTGTACTTCAGCACAGACGAAATCTTTGGTGTAGCGCCGCCAGGCGTGAGTTATAAGGAATATGATCGCTATAACAGCACGAATCCTTACAGCGCAAGCAAAGCAGCAGCAGAAGAATTCTGTGTGGCATATGAAAATACTTACAAGATGCCCATGATCATCACACACACCATGAATGTGTTTGGTGAACGGCAGCATCCAGAAAAGTTTATTCCTGCTACTATTCAAAAGGTTCGAGACGGACAGAAGGTTATTGTTCATGCTGATCCTACCAAAACTCGCGCAGGTACTCGCATGTACATTCATGCCAAAGATGTTGCGGATGGGTTGATGTTTATTCTGAATATGTCAGATTATCATCATGTCGATGATTTTGGCGGCGCACATTGTCCAAAGTTTAACCTGGTAGGCACAGAAGAAATCGATAATCTTACGCTAGCGCAGATGATTGCTGATGCTCAAGGTAAAGAACTGAACTATGAAATGACAGATTTTCATACTAGTCGTCCAGGACACGATCTGCGTTATGCACTAGATGGCAGTCTACTCAAGAAACTAGGGTGGGAACCCAAGATCAAGCTCAGTGAACGTATTCGAGACATGGTACATTGGACACTGGCTAACGATCGGTGGCTGCGCAAATGAAATCTAATTTAGTTATCATCCCTGCAGGCCCTACTGCATTATTCCAGCAATGGACAGATTATAGTAACTATAATTTTGATTTAGCTATCATTAATTGGTCAGGAAACAAATTAGAAAATATTGAAAAAGCTGTCTATTACGAAGAAATGCCTGGCCAGAAATGGAAATTGATGTATGAATTCGATAAGAAGCACGATCTCAGCCAATATGAATATATTTGGTGTTTAGATGATGATTGTGCCACAGTTCCGGATTTAATACAGTCTACTTTTGATTTCTGTGTCGAAAATGATTTAGATCTAGCTCAACCAGCATTGGAAAGCAGCAGTTATTATAGTCATATTCCAACTCTTATGATCCCAAATGCTAAAATGCACATAGTGAATACTGTTGAAATCATGTGTCCTATTTTTAGACAGAGAGTTTGGAAAGAATGCATTGAACCCATTGCTAATATGCCATTAGGTATAGGATATGGATTTGAAGGATATTGGCAAGGTGTCCTGAAAAGCAAAAATGGCATAACAAAATACGGCGGCAAAGTCGCAGTTATAGATCGTTATCCTGTGTTACACACAAAACCGGTGACACAATTATTTCAATTCAAGAATAAAGGCTTAGACCCAGACCTAGATGGTAGATATTTTTATAACTTAGGTTATCCATGGTCCTTTGACACGATTGAGGTGATTTATGATTAATCTACTAGGAAAAGGATTCGTCGGCGGAGAATTTGCCAAGCTGTATTCTGATATCTTGGTGAATTCTCGTGATGATTACCAGATAAAGACAGACAATGTGGTGTATTTTATTAGTACCATTGACAATTACAATGTGTTGAACGATCCTTATCTGGATATCGATACGAATCTTACTACCCTGGTCAAAGTTCTGGAAACAGGCAAAGATAGACCTAATCTAGTGTTTAATTTTATCAGCAGTTGGTTTGTATATGGCCCGGTGGACTTGCCTGCTAAAGAAACAGCGCCATGTGATCCTCGCGG